TTTATATCAAATACTAAAACGCTAAGTTTAGCACAAGTTCAAGTTGAACAGGGAGCAAGTCCAACTGAGTTTGAGATTCGATCGCCAGGAGAAGAACTTGAATTAGCACAAAGATATTTTGAGAAGAGTTATTTCCCTCATGTATCGCCAGGAACAAATACATCTAGAGGCAACGGTGACGACAGTCCATATAGATCCCCAACTGCTTCACTATTCTCATCTGGGCCTGGTACTCAATCATCGTCTACAAATAGAGCGGCGTGTGATTTTGAATTAAGTATTCTCAAGAGAGCAAGGCCTCAAATCAGAGTATGGACTGTAGGTGGAACTGCAAATCAGGTAAATCAAGAAAACGACAGTTTTGGGGGATCAAATGCCACTGCTATAGTTTATGATGATGCTGGCTCCGATACATTTAATATAAAGGCTTCAAATCCTCAAGTTTCTTTCACGGGTATATCTCAAAGAAAATTTAGATCAGTTGTTTATACCACTAACGGAGGAGTCGGTATAAACAAAGGCATAGACTTTCTGTTCGAGTGGACGGCAGACGCAGAACTCTGATATACATAGACTAAAGGAGAATACTATTGGCTCAGAGTCATATAAAACTTACTGGTGGTATTGGTGATGGTAAAGTCATTCAGAACACCATCTCTCAAGTCAATCACGGTTTCAGTGTAGGACAAGCAATTCGTTACAACCGAATCGCTGCCACTGGAACTGGAACCAACAAGTATGAAGCCGCTCTTGCGGATTCTCCAGAGAACTCAGAAGTTGTCGGTATCGTCACACAGGTTCTGGGAGATAGTTCTTTCGTTCTCACATATGCAGGTGAAGTAGATATTACTTCGTTTGAAGGTGATTACGCATTGACTGACGACGATGTTTTCTTCCTTTCGGATGAAACGCCAGGACTTTTGACGAACACACCACCATCTGATGCTGGTAGCGTTATCAAACCAGTGTTGGTCAGAACCGATGGAACAAGAGCCATTGTAACAAACTATGTTGGAACCGTCATCGGTGGAACATCGACAGTTTCACTCAACGGTATTCAACCAGTCGGAACCATCGAACCATTCGCTGGCCTTGCTTCGAGCGTTCCAGAAACGTGGTCATTGTGCGATGGTGGGGCACTTTCCATTCAAGATTACCCCGACCTCTTCACACAAATCGGAAAAGCGTTCGGATACCAAATCAAGGTCGAAGGAACTTTTGAACCTGGTTCTTCTATCGGTGATGTTCAAGTTGGACACTATGTTGAGTTTAGAAATGGGAATAGTGTTGGTCTAAGCGGAAGAGTATCAGAAGTGCCAGGTGCTTACTTTGTTGTTGATGTCAACTACTTGGAAATTGTAAATGATGTTTATGTTCAACACAATGAAACTGCACCAAGTGGTCCAGGCTCAAATGTAGTGATTCCAACAAGCGTCCCAACTACTTTAAATTATTATGGTTCCATCGTCACTCCCGTGAACCAACCAGATCCACAAATAAAACTCACCAATATTACTCTAACTACCCTGAACTTTAGAAAACCAGACCTCAGAGGAAAGTTTGTTCTTGGTGCTGCTGATGCAAACACTGGAACCGCAATAGAAACTCCAAACGCTATCGTCAGAGGAGAGATTGGTGGACAATATGTTGCAACAACGGGTTCTGGCATAGGCGGAAACATCGCGACAATAGGTGATGGAGAATCTATTAGCACCATTCCACCATATCAAGGACTCAACTGGATTATCAAGACATCATCTCTTGGAAAGGCTGCTCTTCTTGATAACCTAACCGCAAACTTCAAATTGAGTGATCTTCTTGATGTCAACGCCCCTCCAGCGACTGCACAGTCTGGTCAGATTCTAATCTATGATGCCGCATCACCAATTGGTGAACGATATAGACCATACAGATTATTCTTGGACTTCCCAGAAGACGCTGGTAATGTTTTCCAAATTGATAATCTTGGAGATAAACCACTTATAAAGTTTGGTGATTCATCACTGACATCTGCTTTTGGTATCAACCTAGATGGCCTTGGGAATGAATCAAGTCCAGAATTTGCAATCACATCAAATACCAATAAAATTTTTACAGTTCGAGCAAGTGAGAACGACAATGGAATCATTGGTATAGGAGCATTACCATCATCGGGTGTAAATCTCACCATTGGAAACAAAGGTCTGAAGTTTTCTAGTGGAGATTCTCCCACTATAACGCGAGTAAAAACAACAATAGACAATGTAGGTTCCGATTCCGTATTGGTAACGGAACAGGGTATTCGAGAGGCGATTACAGCGGCTATTAATGCCATTCCAGATCCAGCCGATCCAACAGTAATAGAGTTATTGAGTACACTAACAAGCACCGCTACAAATAGTTCAAACGGAAGCCCACAGAGCAATAACATATCCGTTGGTCAACTATTCTATTGGAATACTAGTGGTACTTATACATTACCTTCCAGTGGCACATATTTTGTGGTTTATATGTACGGAGGATCGGGTGCCCGTTTTCGAGGTATTGGTATTTACAGTGGAGGGTCTTCGTTTGATCGGGAATTAAACGAAAGTGGATACTACTCAACAGGATTTGGTATAAGGTTATCATAAGGTTAAAATATGTCATCATCAGCAATCAATCTCAAAGGTGCAATCGGAAAAGACGCTCTTCGCAACCTCATCGCAAACCCCGCGTTTGATGAGTGGAGCAGAGGTCTTTCCTTTGACATTTCAGCGGCACAAGACACTATCAATCTGACGAACGGGCCAGATAACTGGTTCATTCGTTATTTCCCAGACGATGGAACCACAACTGATAATCTTATTCTCGAAAAGAAAAAGCACGACATCGGACAGACTCTCGTAGAGGGTAATCCCGTTTATTACACACGCATCAGAAACGGCAAAATTACAACTGGAACCGATGGCAACGAACAGATCACTCTGAGTCAAAGAATTCCAAATGTCCGTCTTCTTCAGGACGAGACTGTTTCGCTTTCGTTCTATGCAAGGGGTGGAACAAGTGGAATGAAACTCGGTGTTGGATTCCAGCAGGTCTTTGGAATTTCTGGTGATCCCGATGAGTTCGGAGATGCCGGAAATGCTTCCGACCCAGTGACTGTTCAGGGACAGCAGGTGAGTCTCGAAACAGAATGGGCACGACACAGACTTCGTTTCAACATTCCATCCATCACAGGAAAGTCCATCGGAACTAGTGGGTCGAACTACACCGAATTGAACTTCTTTGTTCAAGCGGGAGAAACAGCAGCAAAGACGACGTTCAGAAATCTTCCCGCTGCGGTTGCCTATGCGGGCGATACTCTTGATGTTGCGAATGTTCAGTTGGAGCGTGGTGTAGATACTTCTACGTTTGAGAACATTCAATACAGCAACACCTTTGCTGAAATGATCGGCGCACAAGTTACTGCGATTGCTGCGGGTCAGGTTACAAAGGCTGCTCCAAGTGCTTCAGACGCACTTGATATCAGCACATACGCTGACATCACTACTCTATCCCCTCAAGGCAATTCATTCTATATTACACTAAATGATCAAAACGATAGCAGCGGAAACAACATTCTCAAGTTCGGACAGTTCTATAATGCGGACATCGTGACAGATCCTATTTACATTGTTTCTCCATCATTGGCTGGTCATAGAGTGGCATCACCATCACAAGACATCGAATCTCTAGATGTTTTTGCAACTGTTGTTGATGGGGATAAAAGAGTATTGGAAATTACATCATTCAATGAATTAGATGGTGGCGACCAAAACATTGTCCTAAATATTTTTGCAATACAGTTGGGTGTCGCAGCAAATCTGTTTGCTGGTGCAATTGAATCTTCTGGGCCAGGAGCATCAGATTCTACTGGTGATGATGATGTGCCAGGTGCAGATGGTTCCGATATTGAAATTGATGATGGTAAAGGATGCTCAACATGCGAACCTCTATAATCTAAGGAAAACAAATGGGTAGCGAAGTAGGTTCAACAAGACGAAGAGACGACATTGGACTCATCCGCACCACGGCAAACATTTATGTTTCGCCTACTGGTAGCGATTCCAATAGTGGTGTATATTCTACATCTCCATTTAGAACCATTCAAAAAGCATTTAATTATCTGAAGAAGTTCTATATTCTCGAAGGCGGAGAAGTAATCATCAACCTTGCTGCTGGTGTTTATAGAATATCATCAGAACTTCTTATGGATCACCCCCAAGGTGAAAGAATCACCATCGCAGGTGCCGCTGGTGTAACCAAACAAGCAACCGCCATCACATCATACACAGATACAACTTCATACTCTGGTAAGGTCGGTGGTAAGACATACCAAAGTGTTCGACGCTCTCTGAATGAAGGACCAGTTCCAACAAGTGGCGAACGATTCGATATGACTATTCGTTACAATGGGGGTTCTGGTATTCCACAAACAACCTCCGCAATAGGAAAGTATATCATTGTTTCACCTCTTGATTCTTCCTATGAAGTTCAACTGAACAAGAACACCGCGTCACTTCTCAATGGTGTGTATGCAGACAACACAGACCCACAGAGATACACCGAAACAGAATCAACAATGCGTAGATTCTTTGCGTATGGTGGACATAGCATCAAAACAAATGCTGCCGACTTTGGAGTAAATCCAATCGTCGATAACAGAACAAGAAACAGAAACATCTATGATGGCGTAAACAACACCGTCACAAGCAGAGTTCATACGTTCTCCACTCCAGTCGGAACAAACATATACTCCAGCGGAAACAGTTCAGTTGATACAAGGTATGTCTCATCAGTGATTCAAGTAATCGGTGATGTCAATGCCATTCGTATTCGGAAGTCATCTCTGAATATTCGAGACGTTGCCATCGAAGCAAGAGACCCACTCACTTCTACAGCGTCACCCGTAACATCAAGCGGTATCGTAGTAGACGAACAATCGGTCCTTACTCTCAAGCAGGGTGTTGTTGTGAAAGGATTTGGTGTTGGAATCGAAGTGAAGAACAAGTCTCTTCTGAACCAAGAATCAACAACTGTCAATCAGTTCAATGCTCTTACCTACTGCAAAATAGGATTGCTTGTTTCCGATGGTTCTACTGCCGTTCTTACGGGTGTTGTAGCAAACGGATGCTGGGGAGATGGATTTGTTTTCAACAGTCAATCAATCGGTGACTTGAGTAGTTGCGTTGCTGTGGGTTGTGGAAGACACGGATTCCTTGCCACTCGTAATAGTAATCTGGTTGCGGTTCGATGTGTATCGGCATATAATATGCAGAATGTTGCCCAGAACTTCTCTTCCACCTCAGAAGGTGGATTTGGATTTGGATGTCGCCTGAACTCGAATCTCGAATGTGTAGGATGCTTATCTTTCCGAAACGGATATGGTTACTTTACAGACAAGAACTCTTCGCTCAATGTGTCTTCATCTGATAGCAAGGACAATGTAAATGCGGGCGTAAATGTCTCGGAATCATCAAACGCAGTCATTGGACCTTACTGCTATTCATACGCAGATACTCACGGTCAATATGTAACCGACTGTTCATTCGCCAAGACAATGTTCTCAGAGTTTCACTATTGTGGATTCGAGACACCATCGGGTGTCTCTGGTAGTGCTTTTACCACTGCCGCAGCGTCAAACCTAAACCTGTATAACGTAACAGTGGCAAACTATGCGAAGAATGCTATCGAAGCAATCTATAACTCTTTTGTTTCCACTGATACCTTGACAGTAACAGAGAACGCAAGCACACAAGGGGACAGTATCAACTGCACATATCAGTCAGTTGCTAGACTTGCTGGAACCTGCCTTGGAACCAAGGAGGTGGAGCAGTATTCTCTTCTCAACGGATATGTAGAACTCAACGGAGTCGAACTCGATGGAAACTGATAAAAGGATTCTCATTTACAACACCGAAACGGGAAAGTTGATTAAGAATCTTCCCTACTCGGAAAACAATCTTTTGACTCCGCTCGGTGAAAACGAGTCTATTTCTGTTGTTCCATCGGAAATCAAGTTGACTACTTTTGTTGATGATGGTGAAAGAATCGTCAATTCTACTGTAAATCGTTCATCATTCACACAAAAGAACAAATCACACGACATTCAAATCTCTGGACCAAATCGTTATAAGATTCCACAGAGAATCTCTCAGAGTTCAGAAACAGTAGGTAAGATTATCTTTGGTGGTCAGCACACATATGCTTCGTCTCTGAACGGAATGTATTATCCCGTAACTGGATATAATGGATACGAGTTCTTCAATGTTGGTTCTTTCTCCGATTTGAAACTCATCAGCGATGACCATTTCCAGATTCTCAACACCAATATTCCTACTCTAGATGGAATCTACAAGGTTAGTGGATATTCAGACAAGTCACTGAACGCATTGAAGGTTCTTGGAACCACCAGTGGTTCGAGTGGTTCATTTGCATATACCGCAACTGGAGACGGATTCCATATGATTCGTCTTCAGAAAACAGATGATTCGACATACGGACTGAGTGCTGCTGTCGATGGTTGTGGAATCTATCAGTATGGCGAGACCATCACACAAAGTAGATACGCAGTCAACAACACTGGAAATGTCAGCCATAACAGTTCTGTTTACAAGTTTGGTAGTTCTTCTGCCTACTTCCCAAACACAGGTGGGGGGACTGCACACCTTTATATTGATTATGAGGGTGACTTTACACCATACGAGTCTGCAAGTTCCGTATTCTTCAAACTTTCATTCTTCGTCAAGTTTGTTGAATCTGCTCCAGCGAGCGACGTATTCTTGGTTGGACAGAAGAACCCTGGCAACAGCGGCGTGTATTATCTCAAGTATGAAACATCACCAAAGTCTTTCGTGTTTGGATACTCAAGCACAGACACTGGTGGAGATATGGACAACTTACTCACTGGATTGATTCCTTCTCTAAACCTTCAGGATTGGAATCACATTCAAATTGAAGTTGCTCCATACAGAGAAGTGAGAATGTATGTCAATGGTTCTCTGTTAGCAACTCAAGCCATAACTGGTGCGGAAGAAGTCTTCTACTACAATGATGAGGCTCCATTTGTAATGGGTTGCGAAACAGATGGAACGAGTCCATTCTACGGATATCTCGACGGTGTTGAAATGGTATGGAGTCCATACGGAACAGATGGTGCTTTCTTGAGTGGTTTGACTGGAGCAACGATGGCTCTTGGAACAACCATCTCCGTTCCAACTGGTGGAAACACAGGCGCACAGTATCCAAGCGGTTGCTTGGTATTCAATATGAATGCTGTAAATGGATGTGAACTATTCACAGAAGATGCACATCCGATATTCAGAACAGAAGCAACAATTGTAAACTACGATGACGATAGAAGAATTGCACTCATCGCAAACTATGGAACTACTGTTGGAACTTTCTCGACAACTAAGGGATATGTTCACGGTTACAACGAAGGGTTGACAAACGGAATTGCTGGTGTCACAGGAAACAGCGAAGCAAATCATCCGTTCCTTAAAGCCATTATTGGTATAACTGCTCTTGGTGCAAACGTAGATAATGTCAAGAAAGTAATATTGGAACAGCAAGAAACGTATACACAGAGAGACTATTACTACAATTATATGAGTGGAAATAGTGGTGCGTGTGGTGACTTCTACAATCTGTTCGGTGTTTCGGGTGCATGTGCTGAATACGGAAGCAGAACCCTTACCTTCAGTCCAACTGATACCGAAGTTCAACGACTTACTAAGTATGTTCTCCAGACAGGAGTATCTGGTATTTCTCTTGCTTCGGGATATGTCTACTTCAATGATGCGGATGGAGTATCATTCGCGGTTGCTGAACAGTATCTCAATGCGTTCCTCGCAGACGTAAACATCTATCGGGAACCAAAAGAGAACACACTAGAAGCAGTTCGGAGTTCGATCGAAGCAGCAACAACCGTTGACAAACTTGCCACAACTGGAAGGAATCAAATAATAACTTCGATATGGACACCATATACGGATGTATCACTACCAAATAAGTCATGAAATTTTTGCAGGATGATAAAAAAGTAAATATAAACGGGAAGGAGTTCGACCTCGAACTCTTTCTTGCTGTTGAACCAGATTATGAAACAAAAGAAGGATGGCAAAGAGTATACCAGCCAGACAAGATTCATTTGTTCACAAACGGTAAGGTTTCAATAAAGCAACCACTCAAATGGGAAGACGGCGATCGCTACTTGACCCGCGTGAGTGATTTAATCTATTTGAAAGCATATCTAAATAGCGAGAACTAGACTCCTTCCTACATAATATAAAGGAGACTATTATGGCACTACCTCAGTCAAGACAAGAACTAAAAGAATACTGTCTTCGTAAGTTAGGTGCGCCTGTTATTGAAATCAACGTCGATGATTCCCAGTTAGAGGACCGCATCGACGACGCTCTTTCTCTATACGCAGAATATCACTTTGACGGTGTAGAGAAAAGATACTACAAGTATCAAGTCACACAAGAAGATATCGACAGAGCAACGAGTGATCCAAACGGCGGATATATCTCAACAAACGGAATCGACAGTAGCATCATCAGTGTCATTCGTCTCTTTCAGTTCTCGGAGAGTAGTGTCAATATGTTCGATGTTCGATACCAAATGGCACTGAACGACTTTTACGGAATTCGCACAGGTCTTGGTAGCATTAGCAACTATGACATCACCAAGCGACACCTTTCGCTTCTACAACAGATGCTCGACCCCGAGAAGATGATTCGATTTACCAGAGTCACCAACAAATTGTATATTGATATGAATTGGGAAGAGGATGTCACCGCAGGTGAGTATCTCGTCTTTGAGTGCTACTCGGTAATTGACCCCGAAACATATACGGAAATCTACAAAGATAAGTTCCTACTCAAATATACAACAGAACTGTTCCGCTATCAGTGGGGTTCTAATCTCTCCAAGTATGATGGAATTCAGTTGCCTGGTGGTGTTCAGTTCAATGGTCGTCAGATAATGGATGATGCCAGAACACAGTTGGACAAACTAGAAGAAGAAATGTCTCTTCGATACGAACTTCCTCCAGATTTTATGGTAGGATAATATGGCAAAGAACAGTTACTTTAGGGATGTCAACTCGGAGCAGGACTTACTTCATGACCTGACCATCGAGACCATCAAGATACATGGTCGCGATATGGTTTACATTCCAAGAACCTTTGTCAAAGAAGATACTCTTTTCGGTGAAGATACCATCTCCAAGTTTGAGGGTGGTGTCGAGATTGAGATGTATATTCAGTCTATTGATGGGTTCGGTGGTGATGGCGACTTCATCACTAAGTTTGGTCTTGAGATTCGTGACACTGTTGAGTTGGTAGTATCCAAGAGAAGATTTGAGGAATCATTCGCACACGACTCGGAAATAACCCGACCGAGAGAGGGCGACCTTATCTATTTTCCTCTCTCCAAGGGTTTATTTGAAGTCAAGTTCGTAGAACACGAAAACCCATTCTATCAGATTGGCAAACTGTATACCTATAAACTATCTTGCGAACTCTTCAAGTATTCACACGAAGACCTCGACACTGGATTCTCGGAAGTCGATCAACTGGAAACCAGCGAAAATACTCTTGCTGTTGACTTGACACTTGGTTCTTTGGTTGGCGTTACCGCCGACTATTATGACGGTGAAACCATCTATCAAGGCGCTTCTCTTGCACTTGCAACAGCAACTGCCGTTGTTGTTGACTGGAATTCAACTACCAAGGTTCTTCGCATCGACCAAATCAAGGGAAGAACCAATCCAAGTACAGATGAGTTGATTCTTAACTCTGGTGCATTTGCTAGTGGACAAAATGTCATTGGCGTAGACTCAGGTGCTATATACACATTGTCGTCTTCTGCAAATACAGATTTGATAGTTGGAGAGGGCAAAGTATCAAAAATTAATATACTTGAACAAGTTTCATCTTCAAACGGAAAAAATGCTTCTGCCGCCATTTATATTAATGATACCAATATATCTGAATTTAGAATAAGAA